GCTTCTTTAGGTAACGTATCTAACGCAACTAACTTAGTTGTTGTTACTTCTAAAGCTAACGGCGTAGCTTCTGGCACTGTAACTGGTAGCATCAGATACTACATCTACGACACAGCCGTACAAAACGTCTAATTAATCAGGGGGTTACGGCCCCCGTTTAACCTTATTGGAGATTAATTATGACAATGCAATATGACGTAAAACAGGCGCACCTAAACCAAAGTGGCATTATGGTGCCGTTTGGTACTCGTATTAAAGCCATATCTTTTACTGGAAGCGCCACTGCTGGAACGGTTGTTTTGTTTGATACGCTTACAGCCCCTGTAACTACTGGCTCTTATGCTCGTTCTGGGACTACAGTAACCGTTACACAAGCAGCTCATGGTTTAACAACTGGGCAAGTTATTGGTATGGATTTTAACGTTGGTACAGGCGGATCAGCTACTAGTGGTAATTACGCCGTTACGGTTCTTACTTCTGGTACTTTTACCATAACTGACATTAACAGCGGAACTATTTCTGCTTCGCCATCGGTTATCTACTCAACTGGTAAATGGCTAGCCACATACGATGTAACTGCAGCGGACTCATATAACAATTCCCCTTTTATTCCGGGTGAAGGTGTAAAAGCTGTTACTGGTGTGTACGCATATATGAGTAATTTAGCCGCAGCAAATATTTACTATGGCTAAGAAAAAAGGTCCTTCTCTTGCGATTGGTCGTGGTGAAAAGTTGCCTGTATCTAAGGGCGCTGGGCTTACCGCCAAAGGTCGTGCTAAGTATAATGCGGCTACTGGCTCGAATCTAAAGGCTCCACAGCCTGAAGGTGGGTCTAGGAAGAAGTCATTCTGCGCCCGTATGTCTGGTATGCCCGGTCCAATGAAAGACGAGAAGGGTCGCCCAACTCGTAAAGCAGCAAGTCTTAAAAGGTGGAAATGCTAATGGACAGCGTTATTACTATTATCGTAGCCGCTTGGTCGGGCTTTTTAACTATATTTTTATCTGTATTAGGTTATATCGTGAACGAAAAATTCAGTAAATTGAAAGAGCTAGACGATAAGCTAAATACAACTAGAGTGGAGGTAGCACGTGAACACATTACTCGTGAAGAAGTTACAAGAATTACGGACCACATTGATGCAAGGTTTAATCGCCTTGAAAGCAAAATTGACCAGCTTATTCAAAGCAAAATAGCAAATGCCTAGCGTAAGCAAAAAGCAACACAATTTTATGGCGGCAATTGCGCATAATCCCGCATTTGCTAAAAAAGTAGGAATCCCACAATCCGTGGGAAAAGAGTTCAACAACGCCGATAAAGGCAAAAAATTTAGGAGTGGTGGCATGGCTAAGAGCGATATGAAAGAAGACATGGCAATGGACAAAAAGCAAGACGTTGCAATGATCAAAAAAGCAATGAAACAACACGATATGCAAGAGCACAAAGGTGGTAAAGGCACAACGCTAAAACTGTCTAAAGGTGGTTCTGCATCAGCCCGTGCGGATGGTTGCGCTGTTAAAGGCAAAACCAAAGGCACAATGATCGCCATGTGTGGCGGCGGAAAGATGTAATCGTGTCAGCCCTTAAAGAAGACCTAACAGAACGTGCGCGTAAAGCTTTTACTGCGGCTCCCGGTGAAGAAACTAGTGATACATATAATTTAGATACGTATGGTCCTAAAAAAATGAACCGTGAATCTGCAGCCAAAGCGTTAGAAGCTGCCGATTCTGAAAAAGCTCGTGAGCGCACTCGTGGTGTTAAGCCAATGAAAAAAGGCGGCAAAGTATCATCCGCCTCAAGCCGTGCAGACGGCTGCGCTGTTAAAGGTAAAACCAAAGGACGATTTGTATGAAAGCTTCTCGTGGAATGGGTGCGGTTATGCCTAGCAAAATGCCGGGCAAAAAGATTATTCACCGCAAAGATAGCCCAAACGACGTAGAGCTTTACGCCGCTGGTGGCAAGATCAAAGGCAGAAGCGCCAATGTAACTACAACCAAAGGCGGAACAGCTTCCGCTATGGCTAAAAAATTGTTGGCTCAACCGGGTTCTTTAACGGCTGCTGACATGTACGCAGAAGGTGGTCTATATGAAAACATTCATAAAAAACGTGCTCGCATTCTTGCTGGGTCGGGAGAAAAAATGCGTAAGCCCGGGGCTAAAGGAGCTCCTAGTAAAGCCGACTTCATTAAGTCAGCCAAAACCGCAAAGAAAGGCCGTTAGTCATGGCAGAAAAGTGGATCCAAAAAGCAATCAAAAAACCGGGAGCACTACGAAGCCAGCTCGGAGCAAAGCCGGGTCAGCCAATCCCAGCAAAAAAACTAGCAGCAGCCGCCAAAAAACCGGGCAAGCTCGGGCAACGCGCAAGACTAGCCGAAACGCTTAAAGGGATGAAGAAAAGATGACCGTAGTTGCAGCAGCAACGTTTAACCTAGACTTATCAGAAATAGTCGAAGAAGCTTTTGAGCGTTGTGGCTCAGAGCTACGCACGGGTTATGACTTGCGCACAGCGCGTCGTTCGCTCAATTTGTTGTTTGCTGACTGGGCAAACCGTGGCATTAACATGTGGACGATTGAGCAGGGTCAGATTGATCTTGTGCAGGGCATAAATACCTACGACTTACCGGTGGACACAGTAGATTTGCTAGAACATGTGATCCGTACCAACCCGGGCGTGCAGAACACCCAAGCGGATCTCACCATAACACGTATCTCTGTATCAACCTACGCCACAATCCCTAACAAGTTACAGCAAGCTCGACCAATCCAAGTGTGGATTAACCGTCAGTCTGGAGCAGACTACGCTGGTACAACGACTACAACCCCTCCTGCAGGCGTCGATGCACCTAAGATAGTGGTATGGCCTACCCCTGACCAAGGCACCGTAGCGCAGCCTTATTACACGTTTGTGTACTGGCGTTTGCGTCGTATTCACAATGCTGGTGATGGTTCAAACACAATGGACATCCCGTTCCGTTTCCTGCCTTGTTTGGTAGCTGGACTGTCTTATTACATGGCGTTAAAGATTCCGGGTGCAGATGCTCGCTTAGCGGTACTAAAACAGCAGTATGACGAGACTTGGAACATAGCTGCTGGTGAAGATCAAGAGAAAGCGGCGATACGCTTTGTGCCTCGCCGCATGTTTATTACCTAGGAATAATGTGTGTCTAATCAGTTCGCTTCCGGCAAATGGGCTATATCGCAGTGCGATCGCTGCGGGTTTCGCTTTAAGCTAAAAGAACTTAAGATTGAGATAATCAAGACTAAGAAGTATCAGTTGATGGTTTGCCCAGTTTGTTGGGACCCCGATCAACCGCAGTTGCAGTTAGGTATGTACCCAGTTGAAGATCCGCAAGCACTGCGCAATCCAAGACCGGACAATACATACTATCAAGCTGGTTATACAGGCTTGCAGTTGAACCAAAACGCTGGGCAAACCGAAGATGGCTTTGGAGACCCAACGCAAGGTAGTAGGGTGTTTCAGTGGGGGTGGGCCCCGGTTGGTGGTGCTAGCAGTTTTGATAGCGTTTTAACACCAAATTACTTGATTGCAGTAGGACAAGTGGGTACAGTAACAGTATCTACAACATAGGAGAAAGTCATGGGATTCAAATCAGGCGCAGACGGTATTACTAAACAAGGTAAAACCAAAGGCAAAAATTTAGGTGACTCAGGTCCAAACATCGGCATTCAAGCTGGTGCTAAGGGCAAAGGCAAAATGGGCGGTGGCAAGACCAACGAACAGATGAAGTCTATGGGTCGTAATATGGCTAAAGTAGCTAACCAAGGCGCAATGAAAAAAGCTGCCGGAAGAGGTCGTTAATATGGCTATCGAAAACAAACCAGCTAGCGCATACGCTAAGAACGGTACTTCTGTTGCCAATGGTGAGAACGCTGTTGTTAATAAAGGCAACGAGATGGACTCATTACGAATTGCTGTCGGCGGTATCAGTAAGGGCAATGATCGCCCAACTAAAACAGACGGTATTAAGATTCGTGGTACTGGCGCTGCAACTAAGGGCGTTATGGCTCGTGGGCCAATGGCTTAAGGATTAGCTTTGAATTACGTTCAACTCTACCAAGCGATACAGGATTACTCTGAAAATACAGAGTCGCTGTTTGTATCTAACATCTCACGCTTTGTTCAAGAAGCCGAAGATCGCATATACAACTCAGTTCAAATCCCTTCGTTGCGTAAGAACGTAACGGGTACAGTTACGGCTAGCAATAAGTACTTGTCGTGCCCCAATGACTATCTGTCAACCTACTCAATGGCGGTTATTGATAACACTACTGGGGCGTACACCTACTTACTTAACAAAGATGTTAACTTCATTCGTGAAGCGTATCCAACACCTACATCTACTGGGCTGCCTAAGTATTACGCACTGTTTGGTTCGCAGTATTCAAACCCAAACGAGTTGTCGTTTATTATGGGGCCGACCCCAGATGCTAGTTACAACGTAGAGTTGCACTATTTTTATTACCCAGTATCTATTGTTCAAGGCGCTATTTCTAGCTACAACACCCCTACTGGTGGTTCGTCATATACCAATGGTGTGTACCCTAACGTACCATTAACAGGCGGTCAGGGTTCTGGAGCTACGGCTACCATTACTGTTTCTGGCAATGCGGTTACTGCCATAACTATTAACAACGGCGGGCAGTTCTACGCAGTTAACGACAGCCTTACAGCCGCTTCTTCCTATATTGGCGGCACAGGTTCTGGTTTCTCTGTGACTGTACGTTTAGTTAACAATGCTGACGGTACAAGCTGGCTTGGTGATAACTACGACCCAGTACTGTTTTATGGTGCAATGCGGGAAGCAATGCTCTTTATGAAGGGCGAGCAAGACCTCGTTAAGTATTACGAAGATAAGTACATGGAAGCACTTGCACAACTTAACCGCCTTGGCACAGGTCTTGAGCGTGGTGATGCGTACCGTGATGGGCAAGCTAAAATTAAGGTTAACCCATAATGGCTATCCAACAAGGGCAGTGCACAGTATTTAAAAAGAACTGCTTAAGCGGTTTGGAGAATTTTGCTGTTGGCACTTCCTACGTTTACAAGATTGCGCTATACACCTCGTTTTCTACTATTGGTCCAAACACTTTAGTCTATACAACTGATAACGAATTACCAACTGCAAACGGATATACAGCCACAGGCAAAGTTCTGACTGTTATTCCACCAGCATCTGACGACCAAACCCAAACAGCCTATCTATCTTTTGCACCTGTGACTTGGACCCCCGCTTCCTTTACTGCAGCTGGGGCTTTAATTTACAATAGCACTACTGGTGCGGCTGTTGCGGTATTGAGTTTTGGGTCAGATAAAACTGCTACAAACACATTTACTATAACTTTTCCTACGAATAATTCTACAAATGCCATTATTCGTTTTTCCAATTAAGGAGTATTTATGAGTTCTGAAATTACAAAATTGGGCGATAGCTTCGGGGCTAATGCTTCTTACGGCGGTGGTTCAGTTGAGACTGTTGGTCTTGAAGGTGTTTATTTAGCAGAGTGCTTTGATTCCGAGGGGAATCTTAAGTGGAGCGACACCATCCCTAATCTAACCACTAACGTAGGTCGTAAGAACCTAATGGATTCTTATTTTGCTAACACAGGTGGTGGCGCTATTGTTATGGGCCTAGGAGGCGCCAATGGTTCTTCTACGTTTACCCCTGCTTATACAGATACACAGGCATCTCATGCTGGATGGTATGAGGTTGGTGGCACTAATGCTCCTACATATTCTGGAACCCGTAAAACCCCAGCTTTCTCTGCAGCAACGTCTGCTAACCCATCTGTACTATCCACATCCGCAGCCGTGACTTTCTCTATGACTGGCTCTGGTACTGTGTATGGCGCATTTATTAACGTGGGTGGTTCTACTGCGATTGATAACACCACAGGCACTTTATTTAGTATTGGCGCATTTACTGCTGGTTCTAAGACTGTAACTTCTGGCGATACAATCAACGTTACTTATACACTCAGCGCTGCTGGCTAATAGGGGACTAACATGGCGTTAGTCTTAGCAGATCGTGTCCAAGAAACCACGACCACTACTGGTACGGGTTCTGTTACGCTTCTTGGAGCGGTCACTGGGTATCAGAGTTTCGCAGTCATTGGAAACACCAACACAACTTTCTACACCATCGCAGACCAAGGTGGTGCAAATTGGGAGGTTGGTATTGGCACGTACTCAACTACTGGGCCTACTCTTGCTCGTACTACTGTTCTTGCTTCTTCTAATAGCGGCAGTTTGGTTAATTTTACTGCTGGTACCAAAACTGTTTTTGTTACTTACCCCTCTGAAAAGTCTGTAAATTTAGATGCATCTAATAATGTTAGCGCTCTTGGCACGATTTCTTCAGGCGTATGGAATGGAACGGCTGTTACCACCGCTTATGGCGGTACTGGCTTGTCTTCTTATACTGCTGGAGATTTGCCTTACTATGCAAGCGGAACCACTCTCTCTAAACTTGGTATAGGCACCAACGGGTATATTCTTACTTCAAACGGTACAGCTCCGACATGGGCAGCAAATACAGCGCCATCTATAGACCAAGCGTACTACTTAGCATTTATGATGGGATAACACATGGCAACATATACAAACGTATCG